GCCGCTGGCTGTGCCATCGCCTGTAATTTTTGTAACTTCTGTCCAGATATAAGTGCTGGTATTTGAACTAGTTGGAGTTCCTGTAACTAGTGCGTTTTTACTGTTAAGGTTAAAATATTTGCCAGCTGGTGCAACAAACTTAACTAACGAACCTACTACTAAGAACTGCAAATCTGTACTAGTCGTACTGCCAACTTGATATGGTTTAGCATCGACTGTTGAACTTCCAACATACCCGGTTGAATAGTTACTGTCCGATGATTTTTGATACCATGTGATTCCTAAACTAGCAGTATTAACTCCATTATACTTACTGTAATAAAAATTACGAAGATTTGGATCATTTAATATTTCAAATATTTTATTATGAATTATACTAGAAGCTTGTGTTCTGTTAGTATATGTAAAGTTAAATGTTGTAGTGAATTCTTGCTGATACAGAATACCGTCATCAGCAAACAAGTTAGTACTTGAATATTTTCCAGTAGGATCAACTAAATCAAAATAGCGACTTATGCCACTGCTTGAACGATTTACCGCTTTTACTTTTGCAACTTCTTGAGTAACAGACAATGGACTAATATTATAATCTTCGCCAGTAATCATTCGATTCTGAGTATAATATGTTGCCGGTGCATTTTGTTTTACTTCGTCGTTTGTTTCACTTGCACTGGCGTTAGTTACACTAGATTCTAATGCTAGTGTAATAGTTAATAATTGTGCTTGATTAGTGGAACTAATATAAGGAATATTTAATGTAACACCTCTTATATCCTGTGGATTGATTGTATAAGTTTCACCGTTACTAATTCTATAGTAAGATCTAAAAGTTCCAAGAGGCAATGTTCCAAAAGTACCATCACTAAAATTAATGCTGATTTGATCATTCACTTTTGTTGTGACACTATAAATGTCTTTGATCGCTTTGTTTAAACTATTGTAGATAATATTGTTGCCAGTTAATGCAGGAACTTGTGTCCACAATTTACTTTCTAATTCATTAGTATCTAGTTTGTACAACCAGATGTCGGTATTATTAATATTTGAACTATTAAAATTAATACTTTGATTTGTGGTTGGTTGAGTAACTGTGAACGTACCTTGATTTAAGTTACCTTGTGTAAAGTTAAAAAAGAATCCAGTATTGGCACTGCCGTTACCTTGTCCGTCATTTTTATAAATGCAGGCCATACGATTGGCAATTTTAGGTGCTTCTTCGTAGATGTATTCTTGATTACTAAATGTAGTACTAGTAACTTCAAAATCCATACTAGTACCATTTACAGTTTTAGTAAATCCAAAAACTGGAACATTATTATTAGTAGCATTAAATCTATATTGCTCAGTAGGAATGCCGTTAATAGTTGCACTGTCGCTTGGATTTCCAAACTGCTGTGTTGTATTAAATGCCGCATTTAGTACAGCAATGAACTGCTCGTACCAATTGCTGTTTGTAGTATCATTCCAAGTAATAACTTGATTAGACAAATTACGGCCGTTACTATCGACGATATTTTCAGTTGTTGTAACGTTGGTAAATTTTAATAAGCCCTTTCCAGAAATATTACGCTTTGCATTATAACCCAATAATCTTGCTAATCTTAATACACTATCACGACGACTAGCAAGTTCTAAAAAGTTTTCGCGAGCATTTAAATCAACGCGGAAAGCTATGCTTTGACCAATATATGCAATAAGGTCGATAAGGGCCAAGTACTCGCTTGACTCAATATAATCGTTGAAATCTTCCGGAAAATTCTGACGGATATAGTCAATCATTGTACGACGTAAGTTTTCAAAGTCGTAACTCTGGAAGTCCGCATTACGGAAAGACTGGTAAACTTTAGTCCAATCCTGGTTTATTAACAGTCTATTTTGTCTATCGGTTGAGCTCATGAATATATCCTAGTAATGGTATTTATTGTTTTTTATTATGTGCGTACTTAATATTAAAACTTAATCTTATTGCTTACAATACCGTTATCTTGGTCGAATTTTAGTTGCATACTCTGGGTAATATTATAAGGCAAGTAGGTCAAAATACATTCTATCTGTATACCACTTTCATAGGTAGTGACGATTATATTTTTTGCCACTAATCGAGGATCTGAATTAATAATGTTATTAACATTAGAGACAATCTGTTCTTTTAGCTGTTCAGTCATAGGTTCAAATAAGCTATCCCATATGATAGTTCCCCAATCAGGGTTCATCAGGCGCTCACCTTTACGAATATGAAAATAATTAATTAAGTCTTGTTTAATTAATTCAAAGTCATATAATGCAAAATTCTCGCTAGTAGTATTAACAGTACTAAATCCTTTATATGCTTTAGGTGACGGAATTGTTGTAACCGGCACGGCAGGTATTGAAATTTTGTTGTATAAATCTGTTGCCATTATCCTCTTCCTTGTTTAAATGTGTCTAACGGAGCTGTGTAGTTATTAAAATACTGTGGTGTTTTAAATGCTGTTGTAACATCTCTATCAATGTTTGTAGAATTAAATTGCACAGGATCTAAATTTTCATGGTGTACCCAAGGCTCTTTAGACGGAATACGTCTTAATATCGATACGGTATCGCCGTCAACTGCCGGCACAGTTGAAGTACTAAGCGGAGAAGCTGTTGGAGCCGCCGCGGCTGCTACACTACTATTCATGTAAATATTTCCAGCGGCAGTTTCGGCATGTGTGCCGCCACTTTTTAAACTAGTATTACCGGTCGCTGAAAATACATTGTTACCAGTCGTGCCAACATTTAAATTACCCTTAGTTGTAATAAATCCATTAGCACTTAATACTAGTTCAAAATTATCTACAGCTTCAATATGTGTTTTCTTAACAGATTTTATATTAACATTCCGACCTGCCTCCATATTGATATCCCGATCGGCCCTGATGTTTAAATCTGCTTTTGAATGTATGCTAATGCTGTCAGCCGCATAGATATCAACTTTTCCGTTACTGGTTAATTCTATCCAAGCAGTACCTTTAGCATTGCCGATATAAATTAAATCTTCGCTGTTATGTAAAAGTATCTGATGTCCGGTTCTAGTTCTTAGACGAATTAATTCGTTGTGCGGGATAGTTGTATCACCCACTGGAGTTGTTTTAGGTTTTACAAAATTATACTTTGGAGGTGCTATCGATGCTGGCTTGTCCCGGATAAATTTTTCATCACCGTCATCCATAACAAGACTGCTTCCACCTAATCTGCTGTGAGCGGCTTTGCGTGTTTCCTCAGGAGATCCAATTTCTCCTACCGGGCCATTTTTATCAACTGGGCCAGCTGTGCTAATACCCCACACCCTACTAGGAGATTCTCTGCGGGCACTTGACGAAGTAATGCCCCTAGTATCGTCATTGATTAATCCTTGATCTTTTAATGATTTAAAAATAAAAGGATGCACTGGCTTGATGACACTAGTCGGAGAATCGCCTGGTTTTTTATTCAAGGCAGCATTGAATTCTGCTACAGGAACTCTAGCATTTTGTGTTAGATAATCTGCGTTTAAACTAGTCGATGCTATTCCTGGAACCATAAAGTTTTTATATTTTTCCGGAGCACATCCAAACCAGTAACCTTTATTTGCCATACCTTCGATAAACATCACAATAACAGTAGTGCCTATGTCTGGTGTAGGAACCCACATGCCATAACTTTTTTGTGTATCATCAAAGGCCGCTTTACCCGCAGTGGACTGCCCTAGATAATTTTCACTAGTTGTTCCAAAAAACGGGCTCATGTAAGTTGCCCATGCAAGCTCACCGTCAGTCGTTGTTCCGTTAGATCCTACATGTAAGATTTGTACACGAATTTTCCCCATGTATTCAGAGTCAACTATGTGTATTACCTTAGCTAAAAATGGGCCTGGTTTTCCATCGCCCATCTCCTGTGCGGAGCGTCTGCGGTCGGTACTTAGATTCCTATCTGTCATATGTATTTTATATTATCCACTAGTAGTTATTGATTAAGGATTAACCGGCGGTGCTGAAGCACCTTTTTGTTCTGCCGGCTGTGTCTTTTTAGTGCTGTAGTCGATACCTGCTCCTAT